CTGGAAAGATTTCAGAAGAAGATAATCTTGTAGAGCCATATTTTATCCAAGGTAGCGGTAATATATGGTGTTATAAACCAAATAGCAAAAGTATGGTACGATTACCACGAGGCATTTATGGATTTATTATTAGCCTCAAAGAAGATAATTTGGGGCGTGTTTTGTTCTATTCAGAATATGGGGACATAGTGGTTATAGAAAAGGAAGAGCTCATAACAATAGGATTTAACTAATGCTATTTTCATTTAATAATTTTTGGCTCTTTGCTGTTACTTTATTCGGAACATGGGCATTTTATGGACTGTTCGGATTTGACTTCACAATTGTCACTGTGTTGGCCATAGGTTTGTTCTCAAGCTTTACAAATAATGTTTGATAAAGATAAAGCTTCTATTTATATTTAACAGGAAGTTTAAATGAAATGAAAGAGAAAGCCATTTTTGGAGAAACCGCTGGGGGCGAATTTCAAATAGGTGATTTAGTCGAATGGGTACGCTGGAATAAAGAAGAAAATGTCTTTGAGCCACAATACGGATTGATCACAGAAGTAAAAAACGAGATAAAGTCAAATAGATTAGTGTCAGTCTCTAGGGTTATTCCACTGAACGCTCCTTCTTCCGAAAAGGAGTTTTTTACATTAAGTTTACGACTTGTCTCAAAGGGTGGCTTATAAAGGTCTGATTTATCTCTTACTTATAACTATTTATGGTATATTTGGGACATAAAAAGATGATTAACACTATAGAACCTCTAATTCGACAGTTTATGCCTTTCGCTCAAGAGCAACTTGGGTTTGAAAGACCACCTAAACTGTTTTTGAGACAAGATTCAGATAACGCTGCTGATCCTCTCGGTAAAACAGCTTTTTATGATCCAAATAAGCGTAGCATAACATTGTTTATCACAGATAGACACCCTAAAGACGTTTTACGCTCTCTGTCACATGAGCTAGTACATCATATTCAGAATTGTCGAGGCGACTTTGACAACACTATGGAAATGGGCGAAGGATATGCCCAAAATGATGAACATCTTCGTGAAATGGAGAGAGAAGCCTACGAAAGAGGAAATTTATTGTTACGCGATTGGGAAGACGGTATTAAAAACACTACTTATAGTGAACATTTGCAAAAAGGAGGCAAAAATCATATGTCAAATAAAAGTTGGAAAAACAGGGAACTGAATGGTCTCCTGATGGAACGTTTTGGGTTTAATTTTAAACCACTAGTAGAAGGTTGTGGTTGTGAGGTTAACGAAGAAGATGTCAACGAAGAAGAAGTTATTGAAGAAGAAGATGTCAACGAGTGTGGAGAAATGGCACCCGACGAAATAGTATCTCTTGATGCGGAAGAAAGTGAGCCTGTAGCTGTTGAAGAACTAGCTGCTGAATTGTTAATAATCGCTCAAAAGATTTCTGATTCGTTTGGCGAAGAATCTAGTGATGTTGTTGACTTGGGGCAAGATAATGGTGTGGTTGAATCGACGAACAAGACAGTCGTTTCAGAGGCACATGTTAAACAAACAGTTAAGACTATTTTGGTAAATAATCTTATCAAACATTTAAAAAAGGAAACTAAAAATGGGTAAAAAATGGAAAAGAATGTTGGTGCATCGCAGGGCAGCTGCCAACAGTGGAGTAATATCGGATACGCCAGCCGCAGAGGTGGTTGTGCCTGCTGAAAAAACGGAAACAGTGGTAGAAGCCGTTGAAGAAAAAGTTATTGAGGAAGCGTCTATAGAGGCTGTTAAAAAGCCATTGCCTACTTCTCGTAAAAAGAGAGCTAAAAAGACTAAAAAGTCTGATTAATAAAGGGAGCAAGATATGTCGATGAATATAGATTGGCAACAGTTTATTATAGGTGAGGGTGTAGAAGATAAAAACATTTTTACCTATTTGCAGGGTCTTCAAGAGATCCTTAATAACTTGCGCCCTAAAACAATGACTGAACAGCGGCGAGTTGCTTTGGCTAAACAACATCTACGGGAAATAAAAAGAGCATCTCGAAAGATGCTTAATGAGATGAATGTTTTACAAGAAAAGATCAACATTCTGGAAGAAAGTAGGACAGAGACTGTCAATGACTAAATCTGTAGTGCATGAGATCGAAATTGATCTTTCTGATGACCCAAGGACAGTTGCCATTATTCCTGGTGCTTTCAAGCCACCGACACGTGCTCATTTGGGCTTAGTTGAATCTTATCTTACTATGGCCGATGAAGTTCTTATTTTAATTTCTGCTCCAACACGTAAAGGCAGATCGCTGCCTAATGGCAAAGAAGTGACTGCCGAAATCTCTAAACAGATTTGGGAAATGCTCTTATCTTCTGAGGCTCTTATGAATGTCAAGGTTGAAATATCTCCTCATGCATCACCAATTACTGCGGCATATGAGATGATTGGTGACGATGGACCATTTAAGGTCGGTGATACAATTATTTTGGGAGTTGGCGACAAAGGCAATGATCCGAAGAGATTTTCTGGTGCTGGAAAGTATGTGAAAGAAGGCGTTAATTTTAAAGTCATTCCTGGTCAGCTTGATGGCCACAGTCGTGAATATTTAACCCTTTTGGATTCTTGGGATTCTTATGAACAGATGCCAAGTGCTGGTGGAGGTAACCCAGAGGCGATAAACGCCAGTGATTTACGGTTTATTCTCGGAAAAGTTGATGAGGGCGATGATGTTGCTAGGCATTTGCTTGGTGATTTCGTATTTCCGGAGAATGTTGATAAGATTTTGAGTATTTTTGGCATTTTGAATAACCTTGGAGAAATGTCGGCAGCAGGTGCTGGCGCTGTTAGTGGTTTTGCGGGGTCGCTTGGGACGATCAAAAAAAGAAAAAATAACTTTAAAGAGGTTGACGCCTCATTGGTAAATGAAATTTACAAACTATTTATAGAAAAAGGTATTATACAATGAACACCAAAGAAGAAAAGATACTTAGAAATAGTATACAAGAAATGATTCGCTTTGTCAAGAACAAAAGAGAAAATAAAATATCTTCTACAATTAGGGAAGCTCTCAATTCGGAAATAGCAATCTTACAAGAAGAAAAAGAACTTCGAATTATTATACGAAAAATGGTAATGTTGGAATCCAAAAAACTGGCAGAAGGTATGCCTGATGGAGATCCGACACCCAACAAATCTACAGGTATAAATGTATTAGAAGATTTATTAAAGAAGATTATCCCCGTTTTAAAAATTGATTTTAAACTCCTTACTACAAGTTCTGATCAGAGGCATTCGTATCGAGCGCATATCCTTAGCGCTGTGGTAAAATCTTTATCCCCTGCTATTGCTAATGATGAGGCTGGAGAGTCTTCAAAAAGCGATTTAGACGAAGAAGTTGATATTGAAATTGGCGATGAAGAGCCTGTAGATGATAAATTCATTGATATTAGGACTGACGCTGAGCGGGATTCCGAGGACGGCAAACAAGAAGTTGATCCACGTGATGAGTTTGGCTCTGGGTTTGAGGGTTCTGATCAGACTGGTCGAAACATGGCCTTCGAATCTTTCAAAAAAGTTGAAACTGGTATCTTAGATGCTTATGATTTATTGTCTAATGATGAAGATCAAGAGCTATTTTATGACTATTTGATAGCCAACCTAAAATTGTATTTTGACAAATTTGAGAATGAAATGGCTGGAGAAATAGAAGAGCCTTCCAATCAAGCATATGATATGGCGAAACAACAGGAAGAACCTGAAATATCAGGCGGTGAAGAGTTAGAATTCTAAATAAACTTTGTGACAATTTAACTTTTTTACTTGACAAGATTAAAATTGTATAGTACATTATAAATGTTGTTGCTAGCATGTGAAAGTTTGTGAAAGTTTAAACTAACAATTACATTATAATATATTATATTAATACTATCAAGTATATTATATAAGAAACATGAAAGTTAAAAAAAATAAAAGATTAAGACCTTTAGAACATTTAAGTGTTTTAAAAAAACTTAGAAAAGAAGGAAAGATAGATGATAGCTTTCTGGTATGTTTAAATTCTTTAGAATTAGAAGATATAATAGCTATAAAGTTAGAATTATCAGCTAGACTATTAAATCACAGACCTTATGGATTTGATATCTGGAAGAAAATACCAAAGATAGTTAAAGAATCAATATTAAAGTTTTCTATCTCTTCTACAGCTTCAAAGAAAGCTGCTGCAAGGTTTTTAGGCTTAACATCACCAGAATTTAATTCTTTATATAAGAACTACGATATACAGAAATATTTCGATAAAAACACATAATGGAGGTTATTATGAAATGGAAAAGTTTAGCTTTATTAGCATTGCTAGGTTGCGAAGAGGGTAAAATCACTGGTGAAGCCTCCGATGTGGACGGAGCAGAGGACTCAGCTGACGAAGGGGCCGAAGAGGAGGCTCCAAAGGCCGTCAACGGTACTATTTCGGGGACGGTGGAAGTTCAGCTTTATCAGTCTGGCGATGACGGCGAACGGGAGTATGTCTCTTGGGACGAAGCCACTGGGGGAGTTTATATCTTCGGTAGTATTTTTGTATCGAGCTATTTTGTGGACGAAGAAGGTTTTGAGCACTTTACTGGGGACGCAGTGGTCGAAAACCCCGAAGTCACACCTAACGAATACACCTTGGAAATGGGGCTAGACGACGCAAGAGGTGTTTATGTGTACTCTATCGTTGATTACTGGCAGGACAGAATTATTGGCTCGTCAGAGCCTAAAGGCGTATACCCGCTAGAAGTTGATGTGGTTAACGGCGCGGACGTAACCGACATCGATATGAACATTCTCACCCCTATTTACAGCGGTGGCGGTGGTTGTGGCGGTAGCGGCGGTGGTGGTGGAGAAGGCTCTGGTCTAGCTAGCAGTATCGAGATCAGCGGGGACGCTTACATCACGATGTCTTACGCTGGCGGTTCAGCCGCAGCAATGATTATGAACAGCAACAACGAAGGGCCTTACTGGTACAACTGGTTTACACCAGAGAGCGCTGGTGGTGGAGCTGTTGGATCTTACGGAATGCGTACTTGCTCTGGATATGGCGAGATGCAGTTGGTGGCAGCTTGGGACTCTAATGGCAACAATATGATTGATCCTACAGACCGCTGGGGTGCATTCGCTCCAACTCCAGACGTAGATGGAAATCCGATTGATATCCAATACGAAGACCTAGAAGGCTATGATTTACAGATTCCTCTCGGTGATGGGCCTGGGTTAAATATGGTTCCATTTGTACGCTTAACGGGTGATGTACACATTCCTGATGCCACTTTTGACGAGCTACCAAGCGGCACTACAGTTTACGTGGCGGCCTTAAAATACCGTCCAGACGGTGAGTTCTCTGTAGCAGAACTTGGTTCGGCCTACGACTTGGTAACCTATGAGTGGCCTGAATTAACTGGTGAAACCCAAAAGGACTACGCGTTAACGGTTCCAGCCAACACGATTGTGTACTTGTGGGCATATGCTGACATGGATGGCAACGGTGTTGTCAACGAGTCCGGTGAGCCAATCGCAAGTGGTGGAGACGAGAATGGAAAAGTCCCAACTGGTACAACGCCAACATCATCAAACGATTTAAGTTTGCACACTGCAAACGAATAAACAATATAAGGGGGCGCAATGGTTTCGACTAGGTAAGAGAAACGAATAGTGCAAGTAGTCTAACGAATAACAGACTTAAAATGTAGTTCAAAAAAATAATTGCTAATAACAATAATTTCTACAACGACGCTGCCTTAGCAGCATAGTAGGGAGGTGCTTAGAGCCTTCTATCCAATCTAAGCTAAATGCCTGATTCACATTGACGTTATAACGAATCAAAATGGTTACCCTACTTGTAGTAGGTGGACCCAGAGACGACATAAGGGTGGTTGAATACTGTCGTAACCTTTGCTGGGATTAGAAACCAGATAAACTTGTGAATGACTTGAAATGGAAATTATTTAGGACAGCGGTTCGACTCCGCTCGCTTCCAACTCCACCAAAAAACCCGCCGTTTCCATTACTTTAAACTATTTATTATAAAGGAGTAATGGAAATGGCCAAGGTTTTTATAAAGTGCGAAGTATGTGATTTAGAATTTGAAAGAAAAAGGGGTGAGGTAAACAGAAGTAAGAGATTAGGTAGACCTCAATATTGCTCAAGGAGGTGTTCCGCAAAGGCGAACGAAGGATCTTTAGGAGAGCATTTAGGCTCGGGCAGACCAGAAAACCTAATAAAAGGAAACCGGAGAGACAAATACTCGGAGTTTAAATGGTTTATGAGGTGTATAAGACGAAGAAACAAAGAATACAACGTTGATTTAGAATTCCTAAAAAACTTATGGGAAGAACAATCAGGTATCTGTCCACTAACAGGTTGGAGCCTAATGTTGCCTAAACACTCAAGCAAATGGAAAACAAAACAAGAAAAACAGTATCGGGCTAGTATCGATAGAATCGACAATTCGAAAGGATATACCAAAGGGAATATAAGGTTTATTTCAGTCATGGCGAATTATTGTAAGAACGACTTTACAGATGAAGAGGTTAAACTGTTTTGTGAAGCTGTCGTTAAAAACGCCTCCACCTCGTCACCACCTCGTCACCACTAACAGGTGACAAAAAAGTCACACACAAACTGACGAATAAGATACTATTTACTTTAGTCAACGGAGACACGAGTGAATGATTTCAGAAGAACTATTTTTGCAAGCTGGATTAATAGGAGCAGCCCTTACTGGGTGTTTTTGGGTAATCGGTGTTCATATTTATAGGGCAATAATCTTTTCAATGTCGGCCACTAGACAGAAAAAAATAGAAGAAATAAATTTAATAGTTCAAGATTTATTAGATGAAGCAACAAACACTAATCGATGTGATATAATTGATATTGAGGAATGTGAAATAGAAATTGTTCCTCATAACAGAAAACAAATAAGGAAAAAAAATGACAGATAATAGCGAAATCAAAAATTGGAAGAACGTAGGGACATTTGATACTTTTCAAGAAGCAAACGAATTACGAGATAATTTAAAAGATAGCTTTGGCGAAGACATTCAAGTAAAAATAAAACGCTGTGGTCATGCTGGTCTCAGATACCAAGTTAAGACTTATTATGGGGCTTAAATGAAAGAAAAGAAAAACAAAACAGTAATGGTATCTGGCGGTATGGATCCTATACATTTTGGTCATGTGCGTATGATCCAAGAGGCAGCCAAATACGGCGATGTCATTGTGGTCTTGAATTCAGATAAGTGGCTGTTTAGAAAAAAAGGCTTTGTTTTTATGAATTACGACCAAAGAGCCGAGATAGCCAACGCCATAAAAGGAGTCACAGTTGTATCAAAAGTAGACGACAAAGATAACACAGTTTGTGAAGCAATTGAACGCTTGAAACCAGATTATTTTGCAAATGGTGGAGACAGAGGGAGAACAAACACCCCAGAAGTAAATTTATGCAAAGAAATGGGTGTAGAATTGTTGTGGGGTATCGGTGGTAACAGTAAGGTTGCCAGTTCAAGCGATTTAGCGTCTAAGGCAAGAAATTCACAGCCACATCCACCCAAAGCCAAAAGAAAGGTATCAAAAAAGTAATACTATTGCTCTAGCGAAGGTATAGTTACAATAATGCTGGAGAAAACATTTGAAAGACATTGCAGGCACACATCCATTCCAGCAAGATATTAGAATGAAAGCCTTAAAGTTGGACTCTTCTTATCGGCCAATAGAAATAATAGACGCAATAGAAGCTTTAGTTATGTGCTTAATGGGGAAAGCTCAAGCTGTTGAATCGTATGATAGAGAAATACGATCTCCGAGTAAATCATTTAAAATACCAGCAGTCGTAGTTTTGAAGCGTTATATTAAGAAAAATAGTTTATCGGTAACTCCGAATAGATTAAATGTTGTTTGGCGAGACCAAAATCAGTGTCAATATTGTGCGAAGAAATTTAAAACTTGTGATCTGACTATCGACCACATCTTGCCTAAGAGCCGAGGCGGCACAAAGTCTTGGACAAATCTTACGACAGCATGCAAAAAATGTAATCAAGCAAAGGGAAATAAAACACCAAGTGAATGTGGTATGTACCCTCTACGAAAGCCATCACAACCACAGTCTACAATAATGTTTTATTTGAAAAGGGGTGCTATAAATGATTTATGGCAAGACTACTTATGGGAAAAGGTTAT